CAAAACTCGTCGGCAGCACGATGTAGACGTAGGCGGACGTTGCCACGAGTTGTTTCCGCAGGTTGCGGCTCTGCCCGAGATCCGCAGCCAGTGCCATTTTGATCTGTTCGTCCGTGATGGCCGCAGCGGTCGACACGCCCACGGCACGCACCAAGAGCGTCGAATTCAGCACGGCGGAGGAGCCCTGTACTGCCATGGTGTGGATGCGTCTTGTGGTTTGCGATCGGTCTGCCCATCGCCACGGGGCCTTTGATCCGTCCGGAATCGAAACCTCGTAGAGCTGTTCCGAGCCGTTTTCGACCAGCGCGACCTTGTCGCCGCGCTTCGGGTCTTGCGGCAGTTCGTCCCGGTGAATGAAAAAATCCCGCGTTTCGATCCTGACGATCTGCCCCGATGAGTCGACCGCTTCCCAACGGCCGATCACGAGCGTCGCCCGGCATGTTCTAGGCAGGAATGCACCGACGGGGCGGTATTCAACCTCTACGGCGAGATGTTCCCGCCGCTGCGATTCAAACCACGCTTCCGCCTTGGCGAGCATGTCCTGCATTGGGCACTCCTGGTGCGGACCAGCACCGCGGCGGCGGTAGCGATCGCCGCCGCGGGCTGGCCTGCATGGCGAGGATCAACCGATGTTCAGCAACACCGGGACCACCGTGTCGCCGCTGGCGGCAGCAGCGGCGGCCTTACCGGCACGCTTGTTGCCCGTCGCGGTCGTCGTCACGTTGCTGGCGGTCGAGTCCCAATACACGATCGCGCCCTGGCCGATCGCGCCGGACGCCTTCGGGAGCTTGAACACGCCTTCCACAGCCACGGCACCCAGCTTGTTGGCGGGGATCGGCCGGACCGCAACCGTCACGAGGTCGTTGAGAACGACCACGTCGCCCGCCGACACAGCCGAACCCGGCGTGTAGTCGACGAGATCGCCATCTTGAAAGTAATCAGCCACAAATCACCTCTTTCTGAAAATGGGGGTTTCTTCGTTCGTCAGGCCGGGCGGCGGCATTACGCCGCCACCCGGCTCCGGTTTGCTGCCTCACGCTCAGGCGGTCGCCATGCGGTAGGTGCTGAGGGGCTCGGCCTTGGTGACGCCGAAGTCCATGTACCCACGCATCTGGACGCCGAGCAGCTGGTAGTCCGCCTGGACCTGCTCGATCGTCGGAACCTGCTGCCCGTTGAGGAACACCACGTCCAACGCGTTGAGGTCCATCGCGTCGGCCATCAGCCACCACGTCGAAGCCGAGGTGAGGTAGTTCGACACCACCACGCGATACCGACCGGCGAGGACGTTCGCCGACGGCTCGACCACCTTGCTTGACGTGCTTCCGAGGCTCGACGCGATGAGCGCCGAGGTCGTCATCAGGCGAGCCGCGGTGAGTTCCAGTTCCGGCGGAACGAGCAGGATCTTCGGCTGGATGCCGAGCGGGTTGCCGTCCGGATCGGTCAGCTTGCGGAAGGCCGTGGTGGCCGCCGACAGGCTGTCGAAGGAGAGGGCATTGCTCGACCCGGCCGAAGCGGCCTGGTAGTAGCTGGCGTTGCTGTCGAGGAACGTCGACCAGATCACCTCGTTGAGGCTCAGGGCCGCGCCACGACCGATACGCTGCGGGATCAGGCTGAGGGCTCCCAGGTCATCGTTGATGATGTCCTGACGGGTCAGCTGGGTCGTGATCCCGTAGGTGTCGGCCGCCACGCTCCGCTTGTAATCGGAGCCGGACGCGACCTTCAGTTCTCCGGCGTTCCCGACCTTCACGAACTTGAAGGAACCGTTGAGGCGGTACATGTTGATCGCCTTGAAATCGGCGACCGACCGCACAGCCGAAACCTCCTTCCAGACCTGCTCGACGGCGTTGAAGCCGGACAGCAGGAACTTGTTCACCGCAGCCTCGAGCAGCTGGCTGATCTGGTGCGTCGCGAAAGACGCCTGCAGGATCGGGCCGAGCGAGCCGGAGCTGATCTTCTCCGAGCCGCTGTAGCCGTTGGCCTTGGCGGCACGGACCAGCACCTCGCCGAGCGAGGTCGTCTTCTTGGCCTTGTGGGCGGCCTCGAGCGTCTGCTCGTCGAAGTGCTTCTCGATCGCGGGGAGACCGGCCTGCATGCACAGGGCCGCCTCAATCACCTTCTCGCCGGAAACCGGCTCAGAAGCGTGGATCGCGGGGGCAGCAGCACGCTCGGCGCGGATCTTGTTCAACTTCTCCATGTCCTCGACCTTCTTGGTGAGAGCCTCAAATGCCGCCGACAGGTCGGGGGCAGCGGGGGCGGGGGTCTTCTCCACGGCGACGCTCGCCGTGGCTTCCGTCTTTGGCAGCTCGGCCTCGACGGGCGTTTCGTTGGCGTTGTCCGCCATGGAATCACCTTCACTCGCTTCCGCAGCGATAGCGGCCGATGTTTGGGCATCGGCACCCATCAAAACGATCGAGGTTTCGCGAAGTGCGGAACCACGAACAACGGAAATCGGGCCGGTGAATTCGCGACCGTTCACGGTCACGGTTTCACCCGGTCCGATGTTTTCGATGCGGCCGGTGTCGGCCCCGATGCTCGCCTGGAACCGCATGCCGCGGCGGGCGAGCGAAATCACCTTCTGCGCGGTGTCGCCTTCGCCGATCAGTTCGCCGGAGACGATCAGCTGCTGGCCGTCGCTCTTGATGCTCGTCGACTGACCGAGGACGGTGTCGATGCTCGCGTCGTGGCCCCACAGGATCGGAATGGCCTGCCGCGTGGTATCCATGCCTGCCAGGTCGACGACCAGCGGATTGCGGCTCCACGACTGGCGGATCGCCCGGCCCGTGTAGGCGACGAGTTCGAACGACGGTGTCGAAGGCGCGTCGCCCTCCGCTGCCCGCAGCGCGAATTCAGCGTCCATCGCCAAGAGCTTGGGAGCGTCCGCGGCCTGAATCGTTTTGGTGGACGGTCGGTTTTTCTGTTTCATGCTTGGCTGTCCTGTTTTTGCGGAGCCGGGGCGGCCGGTTCCTCGATTCCGAGTTCACGCATGAGCGCCTTCTCAGCGGCGCGTTGCTTCAGCACTTGCCGCCAATCGGTTCCGACCTTGCTGCACTCGTCGGAAAGAGTGGTCGTGTTGTTTTGCAGGCGGATCGTCTGGGCATCGGCTTCCTTGGTCGGGTCGACGTGTTCCCAGCCCTGCCAGATCCAACGCCAATTCCAATCCGCAATCGGCGGCATGCCGTCGGGGATCAGCCCGCGAATGACGCTGGCCTCGTCAAGCCAATCGGAGAGCAGGGGGTCAAGCACGTTCCGCTCAAGGTCGGCACGGAGCGTGTTGACGGTCTTCCGGTAGACGAGGTAATCACCACGCATGGACGAGTACGAAGCCTGCGAGCTGTCCAGCGCCGCAACGATATAGGGCAGGTTCAAGCAGCGAGCGATCTGGTTCAGGAGCCGTTTTTCAAAATCGCTGTAGGTCGTCGTCGGATGCTCCGGCTTCATCTGGGTGGCATCCCAGCCATCCGGCAGGCTCATCGCCATCCCGCGAACAATCGGCATCGTGTCCCATGACGGCATCGGCGTGGCTCCGCCGTCGCTGGGCATGTTCGTATGAATCAGCGCCGCGAAATCGGCGGCAGTCTCGGCGGCCGTCACGGTCGCGAGCGTGTACCTCCTGAGCATCGCGAACAGCTCAAGAGCAGGCACGATTTCGCCGACGCCGCGATGTTGTCCGGCACGCGTCTTGTTGGCCCAATGCAGCACGCGATCGGCGGAGACCCAGTCGCCGACGTTTCCGGTCCACGTCAACGAACCTGGATGGTTGCGGAGGACGTGCCACTCGACGATGTTGCCAACTTCGTCGGTTTTGATGCCGTCGATCTGGCCGACCTGCAGGAGCCAAAGCGGATTCGCGACCTGATCGGCCTCCAGGAGCTTGATGTCGAGCTGGACGCCGTCGAGCCGCGGGTTCGTGATCTTGAGAGCGAAGGCCTCGCCATCAACAGCACGGGCGATCCGCATGATGCGGAGCTTCGCCGCCATGTCGATCGCCTGGCACCACTCAAAGACGTTGATTTCGACCCGGCGGACCTTTTCGTCTTCGGGGTCGAGGCCGGGCACTTCGAGCTGCAGCCGCGGGCCGGTGCCGACCAGGTCGGTCGACAATGTCGAAAGCATCCCAGCCAGATACGAGTTGTTTGCCGCCTCGTAGCGGGCACGCACGCGAAGCGTGCGGCGGATGCCGGGATGGAGCGCCGCGTCCGCAGACAGCCAATCGGCCTGCGACCAATGCCGCTGGTTGAGCGGCGTCGTTTGCGCGGCGTCATACCGCGCCGCCACCGGCTGCGGTGCGGCCGTTTCCCGTTTGGATTGGAAAAACGAGAACAGCCCCATTAGCTCGGAAATCCAGGGAGGCCGCTCATGCCGGGCGGCGGATAGATGTCAGCCAGACTCGTCGGATCGGAAACGCCTGAGGCGTTGGGGCTGACGGTTTGAGCGAAACGGAGCGCGCCAAACGGCGAACGGCTCACGCCCGCCATGGCGATCGCGAACTTTGCGGCCGCGACCTGCTTGTCGAGGTCGTGCTGCTCAACTTCGCCCGCGTCAGTCCTCGCCCGCTTGGGCTGCGCGAGGTTCTGCGCGATTGCTGCGAGGATGTCGTCGGTGGCTCCCACGCTGGCACTCCTGGAGTTGGGCAAACGGTGCCCTATCCATAAGTGTACCAGTGTTCAGCAGTTGCCCCGACTCACAGGAACTCAATGCCGAGCATCTCTTCGCTCGCGATGTCGAGTTCTTCAAAAAACAATTCGTCTTCTGTCGAGAACATCGCGGCGGCCTCCGGTGGTCGGATACCGCCATTTTAAAGCCGCCGTGTTAGGTCATTTCGCGAGCATGTACAGCCCGACGTTCGCGAACGCGTAGCCCGCATAAGCCACGGACAAACCAGTGTTCCCGCGCGATGCCTGCTCGGCTGACACGTACGCGTAGATGCAACCGGTCAAGAGGATCAGCCAGCCGCTCACGACGTTGCCTCCACCCAGTCGGCGGCTTCCTTGAGCCACGCCGCGAGCGTCCGGATCTTCTTCGCGTCGCCTTCGTCGAAGCACAAGCCGGGAACTTCGACGGCACGGCCAAACTCGACGCCTTTGCCGTCTCCGAAATCGCATTGCCACCCGCTGCATTCAGCCACGCGGATCGGCGCGAGCGAGAGGTTCCGCTCAAACTTCATCGGTTTCGGCTTTTCCACTTTTGGCATGATTGCTCCCGCGATGGCCTGGTCTGCGGCTGTGCCCATTTCATTGAGCTTTTGCACGGCTTTCGCGACAGCCGACAGCCGCAGACAGGCACAGGTTAGTAGTACCGCACCACGGCATACCAGCCGCGAGCGCCGCGAGCGACGCCGATGTCGCGCGGCTTCCTCTTGCCCCAGTAGCAGCAGCGGTGAATCGCGTCGTCCGCCGACACGGGCGAAAAACCGATTCCCTCCGTCTGGCCGCAGCCCGTGTGCACAAGGGCACCGCGGCGAGCCAGGACGATGGCCGCATCCTGAGCCGTCTGGATGACCACAGAACGCGGCGGAACGACGATCACGTTCTCGCCACGGGCAACCGACGCGACCAACAGAAACAACGCCAGAAGTGCAATTCGCATGTGAATCCTTTCTGCGAGTGAGAAACGAACCGCATTGCAGACTGCCACATCCCGCATATGCGTCAACCCCAAATCACCGGCCGAGTTTGGCCAGCAATTCCGCGCGTTTCGCCGCCATGTCGTCCCGCGAAATCGCCTTCTGCTGCGATCGTGCAGGCTTGGATTCAACGCCCACGGACGAAATGCCGGTGAACGACCCCGCCACTGCGGCACCGACGAGACAATCCCACAAATGATTATCCCGGCCGGGAATCAGCTTCCACTCGTCGACAACTCGCATTTTCGACTCGACGCGAACGGGAACTTCGCTGGCCATCTGCTCCGCGAGCATGTCGTGCTGCCCGGCGTGTATCGTGAACGCCTGCGGATCCCCTTGGGGCAGCTTGCACCGCGCGGCCAAAAACGTTTTCCACGCGTTCGTGTCAAACAACACGTGCCGCTGCCGCTGGATGGTGCTTGTCCGCCAGTTCGCCCCGACACGCTCGCCGCGGTCTGGAGCCTTGTCGGAAATCGTCTGCCCCGCTGCGCCGACGAAACGGCCGTGCGTCGGCAGCACGCGAGGCCCCCACTGGGAGCGCCGCGCGAAATCCCGCACGACGCCCTGCGTCTGTGCCCAATTCGCGTCAACGAACAACTGGCCGACCCGCAAGACGGCGTCGTCTGTTTCTCTGGAGAACTCCCTGTCCAGGAGCATCGCCGCCACCTGCTCGAGGCCCGCTTGGATCGCAGCCTCCACGTTCTTGCCGTGGGCTCGCGACAGCGTCTTCTTGGCGTCTCGAAGAGAAAAGTACGCACGGCCCTGATCCGGGTACGATCCGTACGCGACGACGTGCCCGCGGAATTGGTGCCCCCACGCCACCACGGCCCAGTAGAGCATTTCTTTTTGCACGTCCACGAACGCCGTGAGTGTGTCGAGGCCTCGAGGAACGATCCACCGCGGCACCTGAATGATGCCGGATCGGACATCGTCGCCGTTCAGGCCCAGCGAAGCCGCTTCGTTTTTGAGCGGTTGCTGCTGAAACTCAGACATGAAAACGTCTTCGCCGTCGTCAATCAACGCGTTGTAAGCGTGCTGAATCGCGGAATGCTCGTTCTCAACGTCAAAGCACGAATCCCACGAGACGAGACAGCCGTCGTCCATGTCGGCCCGATTGGCGAGGTAAAACTCGTTCGCCTCTTTGTGGGCTCTCGCCTGGTCGCCGACGATGTCTTTTGAAAACGTCCGCCGGATCGTGGCATAGCGGTCGAGCCATAGGTCTTCGTGCCGTTTGGCGAACTGGCGAACCATCGGGATTCGTTCGCCTTGCCACGCGGAGTGTTTGGCAGAGTCGAGCAATTGGTCGACCATGTCGTCGGGTTGGATCACCGTGGCGTTGACCACGCATGCCATCGTGGTTTTGTGACCGGCGAGCTTCATCACGCTCTTGAGCAGGATTTCTAGTCTCGCCTGACACTGCACCGGCGATTTCGCCGACTCGCGCGTCTGCGGATCGTCGACAATCGTGAAGTCTGGCCGCAGCTGCTTGCCGTCCGCGGCCTTGTGCCGGAGGCCGAGTATCGAACCGGTCAAACCCTTGGAGACGATGATGCTTCCGGCGGACACGCTGCCCTCTATCGCGGGCAGTACCAGCGTGTCCTTCTTCCACTGGACGTGCGTTCGCTTCCCGCCGCATGTCTGGGAATTGCACCGCTGCGGCTTGCCCTCAAGCGACCTGATGGCGTGGCACACCTCGGGGAAATCTTCGTAAAGGAGGTCGTTATCCGACAGCTCGGTTTTGATCGACGTGATCGCCTTGTCGGCGAGCCCGGCTTCAGCCGCGAAAATCGCCCCAAATCGCCGGTGGCCGTAGAGGATCGCCCACAGCAGCGAGTTTTCGCTGATCGTCGATTTGGCGAACCCGCGGTAAACGGCGTTCGTGAACCGGCCGCCGCGGAGGATGCAGTCTTGGATGCGGCTGATTACGCGTTTGTGGTCGTCGGAGAACGGTGAAAGGCCCGTGCTGAACGGGAAATAGGTGATGAGGAACCCCTCGAGGTCGAGGCGGCACGATTCACGCCTAGCGGCGTCGACGACCTTCGGAATCTCGCCGATGTCGGATCCGGCCCGCGTTCGCTCGCGACTCGCCTCCAAGTTGGCCAGCCGCTTGGCTTCGGCCGCCTTGGCCGGATCTGCGGATTTTGGTCGAGCCATAACTCGTTGTGGGGGCTGGGTTTCCGGACAGAGTCAACGCAAAGGGGGAGTTCGGAGCCGGGGCAGGGGCTGTGCCAAAGCCGGGAGGACCCGCAGAAAACCGGTGCAGCAAAACGCTACACCTCGCGAAACCGCTAGAAAAATAGGTGTTTCTGATCGCTGCATACGAAAACGCCTATAAAACAAGGCTTTTTCGTTTGGTGTCGTTTCGGCAGTATCGTTTTGCAACATTTTTTCCTGTTGCGTTTGAGGTTAGAAAACAAGTGCTTTATGATCTCCGCAATCGTTTCGCACTTGTTTTCTAGGCCTTTCCGCACCTTGCCCACCAATGGCAGAGCAGAGCGGCATCCGCACGCCCGTCGTCCTTCACCCGCGCGAACAGCGCCGCCTGACGCGGCCACAGCCGCATGGCTGCCTGCCTGTGCTGCCCCTTATCGCTGGAGACTTGCAAAGCCTTTGTCCACGACTGCGGCCGTACCAGCGTCGTCGGTACGGCGAGGCCTGCGAGGACGCCTTCCAGCAATCCAAAGCCGCGCCCGAAGTTAAACGCCGACGTGGCCCCCGAGCCCTGCACGCCCTGCACATGCTCGAGGATCGCCATGTCGACCGTGCCAACTCCGCGTATCAGGTCGACCAGGCCGTGGGCATCCACAAGCCGTTTTCCCCTCACCTCAACAAACGGCATGTCGTGGCAGGTGATTTCGTCGTCCGCTAGCACGGCGATTGCACCTGACAAGCCGGGATCTATGCCAATGAGCTTCATGCCCTCATTCTCCCACGCTTGGCGGCCTGCTCGTCGAGGCGGCGGTGTTCCGCCTCCCTCTTGGCTGCCTCGCGTTCCTCCGTCGCCCGTCTGGCGGATTCGAACGCGGGATCTACGCGTGGCTGCGGCCTGTCTTCCGCGAACGACTGCCTGCGTCCCGTGGTCGGCTTCTGGTCGTCATATTGCCCGCCTAGCACCTTCTCCACGAATCCCGGCTTCACGAACTGGATCAGCGTTACCGGCTTCTCAAAGAATCTGCAGGCCCGTAGGCGGGCAATTGCCTCGTGGGCTGCCGGAAGCCAGCCAGGAGCCGAAAGCCGCTCTAGCGTACCGTCTGGCGGCTCTGGCGGCGTCCACTTCCTGCCGGGTCCGCTGTTCCACGCCTTCCGCAGTTCCTCCCATCCAGCGTCACGCTGAGGGGGAGGAGGATATTCTCCTCTTATCTCCTCTGGTGCGCCGGGTGCGCACGCGCCCGTGCGCTCGTGGCGCACGCCCCCGTGCGCCACCCGCGCACGCTGGTCTTTTGCCCTGTCTCTGGCCTGGGCTCGCTCTTTGGCCGCCTGGCTAAACCGGCGGTCCCATCCGGGGACAGCAACGGTAGCGACCGTCTCGTCGATCTCCAGCCACCCGACAGACTCCACAGCCTGCCAGAATTCAACAGATGCCCCGCAGACACGGCACAGCCGCGGAAGCGTCATCTTCGCCGTCCCGTCGGCACAGTGCATTGAGGCCCAGCCCCAGAGCTGCAGGAGGCGATACACGACGACCTCGACAGGATCCCCGGTCAGGTCGACCAGTTCCTGTACCTCCGGCTTTGCCGGTAGAGCCAGATCGTAGGCGATCCATTCACCTGCCATTCCGCAGCTCCTTCATGTTTCGGATCGTGCTGCACCTAGCCGACCAGCCTCGCATGCTGGGCATATCCTCGCGGCCAGAAAGCTCTTGGCCCCAGAGCCACCCAGACAGCAACACAACCTTCGGAACTTGATACGAGTCCATATGCCGTTTCGTGTGGCACTGCACATAGGCCACGTCCTTGAGCGTCTTGGTGCGGCACTGCGTCAGGTGGAAGTTGAGGGCACCTTGCACCGTGAGCACGCCACGGCACTCACTGCCTTTTACGTCCACTCGCGTGCCGTTCGCGAGCACGCAATCCACGCCGCCGTCGCCAGCCCACTTATTTGCGTTTCGGAGGGATCGCTGAGCCTTCCACGCCTTGATCCCACCACTGCCCAGCTGCTCAGACCACTTGAAAAATGCAGCCTCGCATGCAAAGCCAACCAAGTTGTTCTCTCCTAGTTCGGAGCCCCTTACTGCACGATCCAGATGAATGTCAGACCAGCCTCCGATCATGGCTTGCTGCGCGTACGGCAGAATCTCCGCACGCTCGTAGTCGGTCAGCACAACACGCTCGACGCCGTGGCCGCCTTGCCACAACGCATGCACGTCTTCGTTTGTCATCCGTAACGACTCCGCATTCATGGTGCGATCCTTCGCAACTCTTGAATTAGGTCAGGGACGGTGTCCGCGGCGTGTTCTTTCGAAGCTGTGACCAATCTGCGTAGGCAGATTCGAAAAGGGCAGGCGAGCGGTGCCCAAGGTGAAGCCTGCCCGCTCCGGCCCGTTCCATCTCGCAATGTGTCGCCCCGCTGCGTCTCAACCACTTTGACGAGCCGCCGAGCCCGAGCCGATCCAGAAGCGTCCGCATCAGCCGCTGTGCCTGGCGATCGCCGACGGCCCATCCGAGAATCCTCCCGTCCGTCGAGCCCGCGAGCATCGCGTCGATGGCGGCGAGACAGGCGGGCGTGAGCGGCCGCGTGAGCGGATCGCCCGTTTTGCTTTGCGTCCACGCGAGAACGTCGCCGTCGAGGTGATCGCGAGAGAACGCCATCACATCGCCAAACCGTGCCCCGCACTCGTAAGCCAACAAAACCCAGCACCGGAGGAACTGGCCCAGGTCGGCACCGCTGCGGAGCGTCTGCCCGTC